ACGTGGTCGTAACCCATACATGGTTCAAACTACATTAAACTGGGCAACAGCTTTGTCTGATAAGGGTTCTGCCCTTGCAGCAGCAGACGTTGTTCCTGTGATTGCAGTTCCAAAAGGAACCATGATTTTAAACGCAGGTATCGAAGTAGATACAGCTACTGACGGTTCTACATTTACTGTAGACTTAGGTACTGGAGTTGATCCTGACGTATTCGTTGACGGTTTTGATGCTACATCTGCAGCAGCAGTAGTTGCTCAAAACCCTGCAGTTTATCAGCCAGTAATGGCTGTAGCAGACGATAACATTGATGTAACAATTGCTTCACTTTCTGGTGGTGCAGTTACTTCAGGTAAGTTTCGTGTTTGGGCAGTTATGATGGACTGCACAGACATGGGCGATACATCTGCTGATGAAGTTGCTCGTGACAACGCATAATTAAACTAAACTGGGGGGCAGGGAAACTTGCCCCTCTAGGCTTATTTAAGAGAAGGACTCCAAAAAAATGGCTATCACAACAGCAATGTGCACAAGCTTTAAATCAGAACTTTTGGGTGGTACTCATGATTTGGACACCCATACCTTAAAGCTTGCACTTATTAAGGCATCACCATCAGGTACATATAATGCCACAACAACAAACTATTCAAATGTAACTGGTAACTCTGATGAAGCATCAGGTACTGGTTATACAGCAGGTGGACAAAACTTAGACGGTGCTACTATTTCAACAGATGGTACAACGGCTATTGTTGACTTTACTGATGAAGTATTTTCATCTGCAACAGTATCTGCAGACGGTTGTATTATTTACAATTCATCTGCATCAAACAAAGCAATTTGTGTGATTGACTTTGGTGGAACAAAAACATCTACAAACGGTGACTTTACTATTCAGTTCCCTGCTGCAGATGCATCTAACGCAATCATACGTATCGCATAAATAGGAGCATAGACTATGGCTCTCGTAGTTAAAGACAGAGTAAAACAAACAACAACCACAACTGGCACAGGCAGTATAGTCCTTAACGGTAACGTTGATGGGTTTCAAACTTTTGCTGCTGCTTTAGCAAACGGTGATACTACTTACTATGGTATCTTTGTGCCTAGTACAAATGCATATGAAGTCGGGCTAGGAACGTGGACAGAAAGTAGTGCCACCCTAGCTCGTACTACTGTTCTTGAAAGTTCTAACTCAGGTAGTGCAGTCAACCTTACTGCACAGGCTGAAGTATTTATTACACAACCTGCTGAAAAAGCAGTATTCCAAGATTCTAACGGTGATGTAGATTTAGGTGGTAACAAAATATTATTTGGTAACTTGTATTCTACTACAGGTGACTTACCTAGTGCATCTACTTATCACGGTATGTTTGCCCATGTTCATGGTACAGGAAAAGCTTACTATGCACATGCAGGTAACTGGATTGAACTTGTAAATGAAGATACAAGTGGTAATGTCAGTATGGGCGGTAACTTAACTGTTACTGGTGATCTTACTGTCAACGGAACAACGACTACTGTTAATACAACTAATACAGTAGTAACTGATTCACTTATTGAATTAGCAAATGGAACAACAGGTAGTCCATCTAACGATGCAGGTATTGTCATTGAACGTGGCGATAGTAATAATGCATTTATTGGTTATGATGAAAGTGCAGATAAATTTACTGTAGGTACAGGATCATTTACAGGTGCATCTACAGGCAATCTTACAATTACTACAGGAACACTTGTAGCTAACGTAGAGGGTAATGTTACAGGTAATCTTACTGGTACTGCATCATCAGCAACAAATGCTGACACTGTAGACAGTTTACATGCAAGCAGCTTCCTTCGCAGTGATGCTAACGATACAGCTACAGGTGAACTTACGTTTAATGCAAAACTAGATATTGCTAACGGTGTATACCTTGGTTGGGGTGGTGGTTCTAGTAGACCTTCTATAACTGGAAATAAAAGCAGTAATCTTATACAGTTTTATACAGGTGGAGCTGAAAGGTTACATATTGATAACAGTGGTATTGACGTAACTGGAAACATTGTTGTTTCAGGTACAGTTGATGGACGTGATGTTGCAACAGATGGTACAAAATTAGACGGTATCGAAAGTGGTGCTACTGGGGATCAATCTGCGAGTGAAATACTAACTGCTATTAAAACAGTAGATGGCTCTGGCTCTGGTCTTGATGCTGATACATTAGATGGTGTGCAAGGCTCTAGCTATTTGCGTAGTGATGCTGACGATACGTTTACTGGAACACTAACACTTAGTGGTACTTTAAATGCAAGTGGTCAGACAGTTAATGCAAGTATAGTAAATGGTAATTCTTACGTTTATACTCCTAACATTTATCTTAACGATACTCTTTATCATACTAATGACACCAACACATACCTTAATTTTCAAACTGATGAAATCCGTATGGCGGTAGGGGGATCACAAGAGGTTACAATTACGCCCACAGGCGTCCAACTAGGCGATACAGGCAACGGCTACTTCCAACCTGTCACTGGTGACTATGGCTCTATCCAAATTGATGGTGGGGCGCATGGTGGCTACGAGGGCTACAACATTGGTGGCAGGGCTTCGTTATTACATAATAACAGTACAACTACTGGCATATCTAATGATGTGAATAATCACTGGCTCTTTTCAGCAACTCATGGTGGTGGAGCTAATTTATATCATAACGGTACAAGTAAACTAAATACAATTAGCTCTGGGGCAAACATAGATGGCGATCTAAACGCAGTCGATAATATTTATCTTGCCAGTAGTTTAATACATGAAGGTGATACTGATACCAAACTTGAGTTTGGCACTAATTACATTAATTTAATCGCAGGTAACAGCACGTCTGCAACACTAAACAGTTCTGGTATTTTTGTTAATGACGGCTCAGTAGCAGAAGATTATGATGCACTATCAGGAACAACTCCAACCTGTAACGTAGATAATGGTGGTATGTTCAGCCTAACTATGACAGGCAATACGACATTTACATTTAGTGGTGCTTCTAGTGGGTATATTCAAGGTTTTGTCCTACAGCTAACAGGCAACGGCTCAACAGTTACATGGCCTAATACAGTTCGATGGGCAGGGGGTACTGCTCCAGATGCTCCTGCAAACGGTGAGACAGACATACTTGTATTTATTACACGTGATGGTGGTACAAACTGGTACGGTGTACTTTCGAGTGATGCAGCAGCATAAGGAGTAACTAATGTCTTTTGGACAAAATCCTTTTAGTGTAGTAGCTTTTGGTGAAAGCTCACAACAAGAAGATGCAACATTTACACTCACAGGTGTAGCAGGTACAGGTGCTGTAACTGCAGCAGAGGGTAAAGCTGCAGCAGACGTATCAATTACAGGTGTATCTGCTACAGGCACAATAGGTGCTACTGTTGAAGCAGGTCGAGTTGTACAAGGTGTTACAGGTGTAGCAGGTACAAGTGCACTCGGTACAATTGCAATTACTGGTGGTGCAGGTACTGTAATATCTATTACAGGTGTAGCAGGTACAGGTGCAGTAGGTTCTCTTACATTAGTTGCTAAAGCTATAGTTGTACCAACAGGCGTATCAGCTACCTGTATTACAGATGACCCTGCTGTTACTGGAGATGAAATTGTTCCTGCAGCAGATGCTACTGTAGCAATAACAGGTGTAGCAGGTACAAGTGCACTAGGAACTGCAGTAGGTAAAGGTGGTTCAACGAATATACCTACAGGTTTAACAGCAACAGGTTCTATTGGCTCTGTAACTATTGTAGCTAAATGTGTACTAACACTTACAGGTATCGCAGGTACAAGTGCAGTAGGAACTGTAACATTAGACTGTAAAGCTGTAGTCGTGCCAACAGGAGTTCAAGGAACGTTTACTGTAGGTAATGAAACAATCAATGCAGTACAATTTGACTATGAGTCAATAAAAGAAAACTACAGTAGAGCACGTACAGTTTATCTGTCTTCACATTCTTCAAATACAAACACGTCATATGTACGTGCAGCATAATAGGAATATATAATGTCATTAAAATGGCCTAACAAAGACCCTGATGAAATACTAGACTACAGCATAGACTGGTCACGTTTTATTGGCTCTGCAACTTTAAGCACTGTGACTTGGAGTATAGACAATGCAGATGGAGTTAAAACTACACTAGTTGCAAGTGGTCCTATAGTACATGGTATACAACTTGTATCTTCAACACTTACAAATACAGTGGCTACAGCAAGAGTAAGTTTAGGAACAGACAATATAAAATATAAGTTTTATTGTACTGTAACTACATCTGATGGCTTGACATTTGAACGTACAGTATTTTTACGTGTGAGGGAAAAATAATGGCATACAATTTTTTAGGTCTTGTCAATGAGGTTAATCGTAGACTAAACGAAGTAGAGCTTACTGCTAATAATTTTGCAACAGCAACTGGTTATTATAACACAGCTAAAGATTCAGTTAATAGTGCTATAAGACACATCAATCACGAAGAGTTTGGTTGGCCTTGGAATCACGTAGAAGAGGAAGATACATTAACTGCAGGTGTTACACGATATGGTTATCCTTACGATGCTAAGTCAATTAATATGGATAGCTTTAGAATTAAACGTAATAGTGACTTAAATATCGCAACTACTAAATTACAAAGCATGACATATCAAGAATATCTTGACAAGTATTCTGACTATGAGTACAATAGTGATACAGGTATACGTGCTAAACCAAGATACGTAAGTAGAGCACCTAGTCAAGAATTTATAATATTTCCTACACCTGATAAAGCATATGAGTTAGTTTATGAATATTATCGTAATCCTGTAGATTTAGAATTACAAGATGATGTACCTACAGTACCATCAGATTTTAAACACGTAGTCACTGACGGTGCTATGTTTTATGCATATCAGTTTAGAGGTGATAATCAATCTGCACAACTATCTCAACAAAAGTTTGAACAAGGTATAAAGTTTATGCGTAGTATATACATAAACACGTATGACTATGTACGTTCTACAGTAAAGTATAGTAACCCTAGTACATTTGGTTTATTGAAAGTATAACAGTATGACTACAGCATGGTCTACATTTCCTGTACAGTTTACAGGTGGTTTAGTTACAAACATAAGTCCTTTGCAACAAGGTATTAATGCTGTAGGTTCTGCCTCTATACTGCAAAACTTTGAACCTTCACTTGATGGAGGTTATCGTAAAGTAGCAGGATATACTAAATTTGGAGAATCTTTTGATGGAAATGGATCTCCTACTAATGATCCAGTATTAACTGGATCAGGTGTAGTACAAGCTCTTGCTATTGTTGAAAATGAAGATGAAGAAAGAGTTATTGCTGCACGTAACGGTATATATTATTTAATAGATGCTACTGACACTACTCCTTCATGGTCATCTAAAGTTACAGCAAGTAACACAGGATTTGCTCGTGCTCGACATGTAACTTATAACTTTAACAATGCACTTAAAATAGTATTTGTTGATGGTACAAACTATCCTGTTTATTATACAGATAGTAGTCAGTCAATGGCTTATATAACAGGGAGTGGTACTGGTCAATCCGCAGTAAATGGTGCAAGCACTGTAGAATTATTTAAAAGTACATTGTTTTTTGGTAAGGGTACAGAGTTAATATTTACTGCACCTTACTCAGATACAGACTTTGATCCTGCAAATGGTGCAGGTAGCATTGGTCTTAACTCTGAAATAACTGGTCTTAAAGTTTATCGTGATGCATTAATAGTATTTTGTCGTGATAAAATTATGAGGCTAACAGGATCAAGCTCTGCTGATTTTACGTTAAGTGCAGTTACAGAAGACCTTGGTTGTTTGAGTGCAGATACAATACAAGAGATTGGTTCTGATATTATGTTCCTTGGTCCTGATGGACTACGTACATTAAGTTCAACAGAACGTATTGGTGACTTTGGAATTGATGTTGCATCTAAAAATATAAGACCTACAGTAAATGAAATGCAAAGTTTTACACAAAGTTTTTCAAGCACTGTTATTAGAGGTAAAGCTCAGTACAGATTATTTAGTTATGTAAGTGGCGAAACTGTAGATGTAGCTAAAGGTGTACTAGGAACAAAGTTTGTAGATCAAGGTGGTCAAGGTTTTCAGTGGGGTGAGTTAAAAGGATATAAATGTTATATAACAGACTCTCAGTACATTGGAGATAATGAGTTTGTACTTTTTGCAAATGAAGATGGTTATGTTTATAGAATGGAAAGTGGTACATCAAGAGATAGTAGTAATATAAATGCAATATATGAATCTCCATTTATGCCGATTACAGACCCACAAAAACGAAAAACATTTTATAAATTAGATTTGTATATAAAACCATTTGGTGCAGTTAATGTTGTTGCAGGTGTAAAATATAACCAGAATGACAGAGACAAAATACAACCTGCTACATTTACATTATCATCAGGTGCAGGTGGCATTGGTTTTTATGGAAACAGTACAGCAATATTTAATACTACTACATATGGAGAACCAACAACGCAATCATTTAATAACAATATTGTAGGTTCAGGTAATACAGTAGCATTAAGAATAGAAGATGATAGTTCAAATGCTGCATTTTTGTTAGATACAGCAATACTTGAATATGCTGAAAATAATAGGAAATAAAGGAAAGTCTTATGGGTACAGGCTATGTAAGAAATGATACAGCTAATAATATTGCTAATGGTAATGTTATTAATGCTAATGATTTAGACGGTGAGTTTAATGCCATAGTTGACGCATTTAACAATAGTACAGGCCATACCCACGATGGTACTACGTCAGAGGGTGCTCCTATTGAAGTACTTGGCCCTAGTCAAGACATAGTTGTTACAGCTTCATTACTACGTCCTAAAACAAATAATACAGTTGATCTTGGTACTACAAGTTTAAAGTATAAAGATTTACATATGGCAGGTACTGCAGCCATAGCTACTAATGCTACAGTAGGTGGAACACTAGGTGTAACTGGTGCAACTACATTAAGTGATACATTGGCGGTTACAGGTAATCAAACTAATACTGGTAATCTTACTGTTAATGGTAATACTACACTTGGTAATGCAGCATCTGATACAGTAACGGTGACTGCTGATGTGGCCTCAAATCTTATTCCTTCTGCTGATGACACTTACGATCTGGGTGCTAGTGGCTCTGAGTGGAAAGATGCATATATTGATGGCACTGCCTATATTGATACTGGCTCTATTGATACTGCAAATGTGGGAACTCTAGCTGTATCAGGTAACGGTACAATTACAGGTAATCTTACAGTTAGTGGAAATATAAGTGGTTCTGGTTCTATTGTTGCAACTACAGCAGATGCATTAACAACTGCACGTACAATTACAATTGCAGGTGTAACTTCAGGTGCAGCTAATTTTGATGGATCGGATAATATAACAATAACAACAAGTGGTCTTACTCTTGGTGGTACAGCAGTAACTGCTGATGGTGGTGAGTTAAATATACTTGATGGTGTTACAGCTTCAACTGCAGAGCTAAACTTGTTAGATGGTGTAACTGCAAGCACTGCAGAAATAAACTACATAGATGGTGTAACATCTGCAATACAAACTCAACTAGATGCAAAAGTTGATGAAACACATACAGGTGATGTTGACATTACTGGTGAACTTGTGGTACAATCCTACAACGAAACATATCAAAGTGTTTCATCATCAAGTGGTACAACAACTATAAACTGTGAAACTGGTAATGTGTTTGCATCAACATTAAGTGAAAATACAACATTTACTTTTACTAATCCACCTGCTAGTGGTACAGCATATGGGTTTAGTTTAAAGATTGTACAAGATGCAAGTGCTAGTGGTTATACATTAACGTGGCCCACAACTATAGATTGGCCTAATGCAACTATACCAACACTTACAAACACTGCTAATGCAATAGATCAGTTTGTATTTTATACACACGATGGTGGAAGTAACTGGTACGGTTTTACAGTAGGTAAAAATTTAGGATAGTATAAATGAGTAATATTAAAAAATTAATGATGTCTGCCGCAGGTGGTGCAGGTCTTAATGTAGAAGAAATATTTAGTTCTTATGCCTATAGAGGCACTGGTTCTAATACATCAATTGTAAATGACATTGATATAAGTACAGAAGGCGGTGCAGTTTTAATTAAAAATATAAATAGTACTAGTGTAAAACCTATAATGCAAGATACTGAAAATGGTGCTTCATCTCATTGGGAATCAAACAGCAACAGTAGTTATATATCAGCAGCAGATTGTGTTACTGCTTTTAATAGTAATGGTTTTAGTATTGGTACAAATGCTAAAGTAAATACAGGTTCGGCAAGATATAGAAGTTATACGTTTCGAAAAGCTTCTAAATTTTTTGATGTAGTACAGTATACAGGAAATGGCTCTGTAAGAACAATATCCCATAATCTTGGTACTGCACCTGGATTTATAATTTTTAAATCAAACGCAGGATATGATTCTTACATTTACCATAGGTCTTTAGGTGCAACAAAGTATATGCGTTGGAATGAAACCGATGGGCCTCAAACTCAATCTGCTTATTTTAATAATACTGAACCTACAGCTTCAGTATTTACTGTAGGAACAGCAAATCCAATTAATAGAAATGGTGATACAATTACTGCATATCTTTTTGCTCATAATAATAATGATGGTGGGTTTGGTCTAGATGGTGATAAAGATATTATAAAGTGTGATGAATATACTGGTAATGGTTCTTCTACTGGTCCTGAAATAGATCTAGGATTTGAACCTCAGTTTCTTATAATAAAACCTCAATATGGTTTAGGGTGGCAAGCAAATATAGAAGATTATATTATATTAGATAATATAAGTGGTATACATATTTCTGGAACAGTAGATTTTTGGTGGAACAATAATAAAACTACAGCAAGTCAACAAAGTGGAGATCGTATAAGCCTTACTCCAACAGGTTTTAAATTAGATAGTAATAATGCACAATTTAATTACTCTGGTCGTAAGTATATTTATATAGCTATACGTAGAGGCCCTATGGCAGTTCCTACAAACGTAAGAGATGTTTTTGACTCAAATTCCGCAAACACAAGTAACTTACCTAATTATTCAAACTCTAGTGCTAGCCATAATGGTTTTCCAGTTGATATGGCTATTAATATATACACAAGTACAGGTACGTCAAACAGACGTTTGTATGATAGAAATAGATATAATCAGAAACTTCTTACAGATGCAACTTCTGGACAGCAAAGTGGGTCAGGTAGTGAAAGTTTTGAGTACATGAACGGTGTACATCTTGTAAATAGTTCAAACTACCATGCTCACATGTGGAGACGTGCTCCTAATTATTTCGATGTAGTCACGTATCAGTCGAACAATACCTTTGGTCAGAGAATTAAGCATAATCTTGGCGTAATACCTGAAATGATCTGGGTCAAAAATATAAGTTCGTCATATGACTGGGCAGTTTTCCATAAAGATTTAAATGGCGGTACAAATGCCGAGGATTACTATTTACGACTGAATGGCAATTCGGGAGAAGCAAACAGTATTTATGTTTTTGGTGGCTATAACTCATACTATCCAACTGCTGTAGATTTTGAAGTAGGTAGAGATTATTTAACTGCTAGAGGGTCAGATAATTATGTAGCTTATCTTTTTGCAACCCTTGATGGTATATCTAAAGTGGGAAGCTATACTGGTGATGGAACATCCGATGGCTCTCATGCTATAGACTGTGGTTTTTCTAACGGAGTTAGGTATGTCCTTTTTAAAAGAACTGATAGCACAGGAGATTGGTGGTTTTTTGATACTGAAAGAGGTTTAACATCTGGGGCAGATACTAGAATGAATTTAAATACTACTGCTGCACAATACAATGGTATTAACGATATTAATTCAACTACTACAGGTTTTGATTTTAGATCAGCAGGTGGTTCCGATTTAAATGTAAATAATGCAACGTATATTTTTTATGCAGTAGCATATCCGTCATAATCAAGCTCATACGAAAGGATCAATCAAATGAGTGAATATAGAAACAGAACAACAGGTGAAATAAAAACACAGGGTGAACTAAGGCGTGACAACCCAAACATGTCTATGCCTAGAATATGGAATAGTAATGTACATGATGCATTAAATGTAGACCCTGTGTTTGCTACACCAAAACCAACAGAAGGAATAGGTGAATACCAAAATGCAGTACGCAATGGTGTAGTACAAGATAGTGAAAATAATTGGGTATATGCATGGCAAATTGTTGACATGTTTGCTGATATTGAAGGTGGGCAAACTAAAGCAGAGCAAGAGGTTGAATATCAAACAAATCTGGATGAAGGGGTTGCATTAAATAACCGACATCAACGTGATAATCTTCTTGCAGAAACAGATTGGTGGGCTGTATCAGATCGAACAATGACCTCTGCTCAAACTACATATCGTCAAGCATTACGTGATATAACTACTCATTCTAACTGGCCTCATTTAGAAGAGGACGATTGGCCTACTAAACCATGAGACGTAGGCTATGGCAGATATTAAGTTAACATCAGAAGAAGTAGAAGACATGCTAGACCGTGCAGCTAGGCGTGGAGCTAAAGAGGCACTACGTTCTATTGGGTTACTTGATGAGGATGCACAAAAAGATATAATAGAAATACGTGGACTACTTGAAGCATGGAGAGATACACGTAGAAGTATATGGAGCACTGTGGTAAAGTTAGCTACAGTCGGAACACTAACATTCATAGCAGGTGCTGTTTGGATGACATTCGGTAAGTAAGGCATAAACAATGAATAATCAATTTAAAAATCCTACATTCGGTGGTTTTAAACCAGATGCAATGCAACGTATTGCAGGAACATTAGGTTATACAGGAGACATGTCTGGGTTTAATTCTTACCTAGAGCAGAACCCTGATAAGAAAAACCAAATGGAACAGTTTAAACAAGCAGCTATGATGATGGCTAAAGGTGGTGTAGTAGGTAAATATCAAACTGGTGGTATTGTTACAGATGGTTTTGGTAATGCTGTTACAGATGGTTTTGGTAATCCTGTAACTAATAAAACTTACACTGAACTAACAGGCTTACCTGATCCTACAGAAAATGATAGTCCTGCTGATTTTAGTCAGGGTATACAAACCTTACAAGGACCAACATCTGAAGGTAATACTACATATTATAAAGTAGGAGATTCTACTTTTCAAGATTATCAATCTGCATTAAATCATTATGGTGGTGCAGAAATTGAAAAGCCTAGTATACCACCTGTAGGTGGTCCTGCAATGCCACCACCATCATACGGTGGACCACCTTTAACAAAACCAGACCCTATAGTTACATTACCTGTAATGCCTGATCTTGGTGGTTATGATCCAACTAAAGGTATGCCAGAACCCTTACCAGAACCAAACTTTAAAGATGTTCCAGGATATATATTACCTGACTATGCCGAAGGACCATTAAAAGATATTGTTATGGGTGGTGCTGATCTTAGTAATATTAAAGTAGAAGGTAATACGGTAACATTTTCTGATGGTAAAACAATACAAGCACAAACACCTGAACAAGCTCAGATGATTGTAGATGCTGCAAATAAATATAAAACAGAAGTACAAGACCCACATAAATTAAAAGAAGATGCATATCGTAACTACATTACACAACAAATTGGTAGTGGTGTAACTGGTGATATTGAAAATGTTGATCAAGTTTATGCAGATACAACTGCTTTATATGAACAACAAGAAATTGAATTACAGAGACTGCAAGCTCAAGCTGCAGCTAATCCCAATGATCCATATTTAAAAGAACTTGTAGAAGCTAAAGGTAAAGAGTTTTCAGAAACTTATGCAAAACTACAACAAATAGCACCACTGTATCAGGCACGACAAAAAACTATAAAAGATGTAATGACTGAACGTGCAACTGATCCTTCTTTGCCTGAAGGTGCAACAATGGAATCTACATTAATAGGTGCTCCTATGCAGGAAGAACTTATTAAACAAACTAGTGGTCAAGTAACTGGTGCAGGTGCAGTAGACACCGTAGCACAGGCAGACACTTACCTTGCACAAAACGTACAACAACCTGATACAGCTAAATATGAAGCAGATGTGGTTTCAGATGATGTTATGGCTCAAACAGAAGCACTAAATGCAGCACAAACAAATGAAGATGATCCTCGTGCTAAAGTGGCTGCTGCTACAGCTACAAAAAGTATGGTGGGCGACCTTAATGCAGCACAAGGTACAGCACATCAATTTGACAATGAAGTACAACGTGAGATACAAGATGGTGAATTAATTTCAGGTGCTGCTGCAGATGCAACTAAAGCAGCTAAGTTTACTGAACAGATTGATGCAGCTACTGCTACACCATCAGAGAAAGCTACAGTACAAGGCCAACTTGTAGGCTTGATGGAACAGTTTGATGGTACAACACCACCTGCATGGGCTGCAGGTGCTGTACGTTTAGCTAATCAACAGATGGCGGCTCGTGGTCTTAGTGCTTCGTCAATGGCAGGACAAGCCATTATGCAAGCAGCTATGGAAAGTGCACTACCAATTGCACAAGCTGATGCAGCTACACAGGCACAGTTTGAAGCACAGAACTTGTCAAATCGTCAGGCACGTGCTATGCTTGCAGCAGAACAACGTGCTAAGTTCTTGGGTCAAGAGTTTGATCAAGAGTTTCAGACACGTGTACTAAACGCAAGTAAAATTAGTGACATTGCTAATATGAACTTTACTGCTGACCAACAAATACAGTTAGAAAATGCTCGTATGGTACAAACAATGAACCTAGAGAACTTGTCTAATCGTCAAGCTATGGTTCTTGCAGAGGCATCTGCACTAGCTAACCTAGACATGGGTAATCTAAACAACCGTCAACAAACATCTGTACAAAATGCTCAGAATTTTTTAAACATGGATTTAGCTAACTTGTCTAATGAACAACAAGTTGAAGTGTTTAAGTCACAACAAATTATACAGTC